GCCATGAGTCGCCCGAGTTGCTGGATTTTGACCTCTCTGGTCACTAGCCCAACTCTAGCCCATTGAGTTCCGACAAAAGTGAGCAACTTTGGCCCATCTACGGGCAGACCCAGAAGGTCGGTGTAGAGTAGCAGTCCGGCTGACTCTAAAAGCATCTAACCGCGCACTTGTAGTTAGAAGCAGAGACACAATAGGATGTTGTGAAATTTACAAATTTATTCAAGGATGACTTTTCAACACTAGCTTGGAGAAATCTATGCCAACAGAAAACAACATTCGTTTAGATAACGCTCTTACCAGACTGATCTCAACACTTACTGATCTACGACGGTATGAGGAACAACGTGACACACCTCCCAACACTAGTATCTGGTTGGAAGGAAATGTCATAATTCAGTGTCAAGATCTGCGCAAGCTCACACTTGCTGGCGTATTCACGTACGCTCGCATGTTGTCGAACGATACTGCGCAATTTGTGCTGATCAGTAATTCAGTTGGAGATCAAGACGCCCGAGATGGCGAGATTGAGACTAACGGCTTCATGTATATGGTGAGATCGCGGGGATTCGTTCACGCGGCAATCCAACTGGACGGTAGACTCAAATCCTTTGCTGATGGCTCAGGCTATGAAGTAACGGGTAAAATCAAGCTCTTAACTCCAGAGACCTTCGTTGCTGGAGGTGATTTATGAATCACGACTTCAAAATCGTCCCTGACGCAGAAAGCTGGCCGCATGCACTACATGAAGACATACTGGATTGTATCGAAGATGCGGCCCTGCATGACTCTTTCATCGATGTAATTGGTGAAGCACGACGATTTCAGGCGGAGTACGCTCTCCCGATGTTCGGTTGTGCGCCCTACGATGTGTTTCCTGATTGCGATAAGGAGTTGGATCTCAACTGTGAGCCCGTGTTTAGGGACGACTATGAGCGTGATTTCAAGTATGTAGCTACGGTTATATTAGTCAAATATCGTGATAAAGGTCTCTAGCCAAATCGCGTTCTCGGTTGCGGGACTATCTCGGTCCCGTGATCTCACTTTAAATACTTATTAGGAGTATCCCTATGTTAGACCAAAACGAAATGAACGACAACGAGAGTGCAGACGCTCTTGCCACCTCATCCGGTGACTACGCAGGATATGTCTTTGTCATCCCACTTTCAACGCCCTTGCCTGTTGAGCTTGAAGCTAGCCTGACTGAGCAAGGCAGTCTTCTGTCGAGGCTTGCGCCTCTAGCCGAAGATCCGGCGCCCGACGAAGTAGCTATCGTTGCCGTCTCAGGTGCTGAGCTACTAGCGCTTGAGCGCGCTTGGACGCATCTGCAAAGTGCGAAGAAGGTCGCAGTACTTAGTGACCTGCCTGGCGGAAAGTACGACGTGCTTTTCTCACAGGCTCGCCGCCAGATCGGCCTTCGCACCGTCGACTGGCCGTCGATCGAAGAAGCGATTCGTGAGAGGGCTATCACACGTCAACGGACGAAGGATAAGGAACCTTGGAGCCAAAAGCTACTCGATGAGGAAGAAGACAACTTGCCAAACTTTGAGCCGAAGAAGCTCAAGCGGGAGAGTGAAGTCTTACCTCTGCCCTCTTCCACGGAGGACGATTATGAGGATTGATCCAGCCAGCGAGTACTTGTTCGCCTCGACAGGCGCGAAGCGTTGGTTGAAACGATCGAGGCTTCCGCAGTCGAATGCGCTACTCCCGCTCACCTATCAGGACTCACGTCCGAGTGGTCGGGATAGCGAGCGCTTCGCCTACTCACTTGATCCGAGAGTACTCAGTCTAACCGAAGTACTGTCACGACGACTAACCGATGAGTTCCCAACTGACGTGAAACCCAGTGGTTTCGCTGGCCCAACGGCTGTTCCCGGGGACTTTCACTCTGTTCGATGTGTGTCGGGGTATGGCAGTGATCCATTGCCACTTCCGCTGATGAACAACGCGAAATTTGTGAAGTCGCTGGGCCTGGTCGATGACATACGCGCTCAGGACATTCCATATCTCAAGGAGTTGATCAAACTCTTCTTTGGACATGTCGCTCCGGCTAACTTGCACATTCGCAAGGCTGCGTCAACCTCCTTTCCTTACTTTACGACCGACAATCAGTACAAGAAACTCGCCACTCTCAAATGCCTTAAGAATATTGATGACTTTCTTGCGGCGATGGGAGGAAACGAAGCTGAATTGAAACGCGGTCTGAATGACTATCACTCTCTTCATGTGTATGCTATTCATGAACGACAGCAACCTAACGCTGTGTACGAGAAAGATGGTAGCTTTCACACCAAGGATCGAGTCGCTCCTACTGAGGAAGAGTCTCGTAACGGGGAAGCCGCTTCAATGCACGCGAACTTTGACGTTTTCGATCAGAATAACAATCCGATCGAAGGACACTTCGCTATGCGTCGAAGACCAGTGTTCGGCTATTCCGGGGTGATCAACTATGTGATGACCGCTATTATGGGTTGTGTGCGTGAGGTCTACTCACACCGCTTCTCTTTTACCTACAAGACGAGAGGGTGGGAAGACAAGGAAGATCGGATTCAACGTTTTAAGTATGTCATTGGATCCGACGTGAAGAACATGGACACTACCCTTCCACGGTGGTTCTTCGACTTCCTACTGGAGGAACTAAGCCAATACTGGGCCGAACCACTCATCAAGGTGTTACGCCGAATGCTCTTCGCTACTTTTGTGGCACCTGCACCTTGGCGACGGACACCAGACACTTACGACCCAGTGTTTGGTCCAGATCCTCTCAAACCAGGAGCCGATCTATCAGTTGGTCTGCCATCTGGTATATTCATCAACCCAGACATCGGAAAGTTATGGATGACGTTTGTCTATGTTATCCTGTTCCGAGATGCTGGAGCTATCCATTCACCATCGGAGCTCGAGCCCTTTCTCAGGGGCCTAAACTCTGACCACGCGTTACTCGACATGTCTGACGATGCGACCTTGATGACCAACTCACCTACTGTGAGAGACAAGTTAATGGCCGCGAAGTCACCCTATGCCGTGCTGGAGCCCGAAACGCCTGTGATCTTCTTAGGTGACGTGTTCACTGAAGAAGGAGGCAGGAAGAAGGCCTATCCTAACCCGCTGACCTACGTTGTGAACGCATTAGCACGAGAGGATTCAATCGATCGATTGGACCCAATCTCTTATGCTGAAGGTGTGCTTGCTCGTTATCAGCAATACTCTCGAACCCCCATCTTCCGTGATTTGAATCAGATCTATGAGGAGGAGGTTCGCAACCATCTGGGTGTGAATCCGTACCTTATCGCTCGTGCCGTCGCTAGAAGGCAGAAATTTAACGAGCTTGACGCAATGGTACTAGCTAACCCTCACTACCTTCACTATCGGGTAGACCCCTCAGAAGTGTCCGCAGATGTGCTCGATGAGCTCGTAGCGACTATCCCTTCTGAGGATTTCTTTAACGACATCCGTCATCTTTTCAAGGTCCCAACCGTTCCCCTTGAAGATTTGGCTTAAACTAACCTCTACTTAGGAGAAAACCCAATGAGCGATCAAGATTTAAACGTATCTGCAGAGCTGGAAGCCGCGGCCTCTAGCCGCGAGGTAGCAGCAAAGGATGAAACGGAGTTCGCACTCTTCGAAGAACGTCGGAACATCGGCATTCTGAATGTCAAGACTGGCAAAGTAAGGACTCGTAGACGTGATGGCCTCATCGATCAACCTCGCGTCAATAATCCTCGCAAGCGTGCTTTCAAACACTCGTTACCATTCAAGGTTCCGGGCGATGACAAAGTCGACTTGCTGCCTGGATTGACTGTCATCTCGGGAGCGACAGCGGTTGGTAAATCCTCTATCCTTCGTGACCTAGCACCACAGGTCAAACGGATACTGGCAGTCGAAGCACCAGACACCATCGGTGAGCTGGAGGGCAAAGACGCCTTACCAATGTACGACTCCGTTGATGCCGCCATCATGGCTGGAGCATATGTTGCCTTGCGTAGCAAGACACTCATAGCCATCGACTCATTCCGTGGACCATTGTTCGAGATTAATGGTGCTGCGGGCGCGAAAGGCGTGATCATGCCTTTCTTCACCGCGCTTACACGCGTGTCCAACTCCCTGGCCAAGCATGGCATCACCATGCTGGCGACGGTTAACCCAATGGATGATGATCCTGAGTACGTCAGATCCTTCCTGTCGAAAGTGTCGTCTGCGGTTCCCTGTTTCATCGACCTGCAGGCTGTTGACTGGAGAACTGCAACTTACAGCGGCACTATCCAGAATCGTGAGAATCGTAACCCGATTCCTTTTACCTTCGGCCGCGGTGCTGTCTTCGAAGAAGCTACCGAAGTCCGATTCACCCCACCGGCTCCTGAGCAGATCTTATCTAATCTGGCAGGCGTTCAATTAAACAAACTTGAGGAAACACTCTAATGGCAAAACCAACCCGTAAAGCAACCGGCCCTTCCCTTAACTACTTCACAAACGCTCAGAAAGCGGTTGCGAAGGCTTTGGGCCGCAAAGGTGACCTGGCAGAGTACCAGGTTGAAGATTCGCTGCTCATCGCTGACTCCGAATTCATCTCTTTCCACAAACCGACGGAAGTACTGGTCTCCAGACATTTCCCAGGTTATCGGATGTTCGATCTGTCCGGCAGGAACGCTGATGAATCGATGGGTCAGTTGCTGGCCAATTCGCTTGATGACACGACGGCATTGGAAGAGTTTCGCCACACGCTGGCGTCACCGAACATTGCGCACTCGGTCATTACCAAGCTCTTCCCGAGACAGGCAGTGCCATTGAGACGCGGGAAGTATCACGTCTCTGAGAAAATGGTAAGTGACGCGACGAAAGATATCATGAGTAACTCCGTTAAGGATATCAATGTGATATCGGCAGTCGCTCACGTAATTACTCGCGTACTCGATCAGCTTGGACTGGTGCTACTGGACTCAGACAAGAAGATTGTGGCTACCGCGTCCAGTTTCTCGCTCTCAATGAGTGATTTACGCCGTGTCGTCATGATCGAAAGCTTGCGTGATGTGTTCTCGGAAGCACGTATCGCTGATGTCGGTAAACGCTTGGATCAGGACATGACACCCAATCTGCTCGGTGAAGCACTGGGTAGAATGTTGCGACATGCATCGCACTCCATTCCGGAAATCCGCCTTCGTCTGGAGCAACTTAGCGTTGTGCAGTCATTGATCCAGTCGTACTATCAGGCCCCGGAAACTCTGTCAAATACCATCCGGGCGTCGTCTACATTGGCAACGCTCTCCGGCTACGCTAACTTCCTGGCTGATGCTGTGAATGACAGACAGACGAAATTGACAACTGTGTCCAACACGGACATGAAGGAAGCGTGCAACGCGATCCTTACCGTCATTCAGGCGGCTCCGTCTATCGAAGCGATGCCAATCAACAAGTACGCAGACTACTTCGGCACCGTGCCTTGCTCCGCACCTGATGGCATCTATCGTGGCCTGGTGATCTATCTGCCTCTCGCGCAGACTTCGAAACTTGAGGTAGTCGATGCGTATCCATACGGTGATGGCGTTGAGCTTGCTCTGATTGCAGGTGAATACGTGCCTGCTACGTCATTAGCTTCTGAAATTGGGCGCAGTCTGATTTCTACGGAGGCAATGACGGGTCTGGCTAACCTGGTAGCCGACGAGATCGCGGACGGAGCATACGGCGTGGAAGATCTGCCAACTCTCCGTACAATCGGTGTGTCCGACAACGATCTGATCTATCTCGCGATGGCGCAAGCCGAGATCACTGCGGTGATCAATTCGACTGACGAGACAATGCCTTTCAGGCTGGTCTATGCAACGAAGGTCGCTGAGCAGTGGAGATCCCGCTTGGGCGCCGCTACTCCTGATCTCGCATACTTCGACCAGCCAGCTGCGGCGCTGGTCTATGAGGCGGGTTCATCTGCGAAGTTGCCAACTGCTATGCCTGCTCG